AGTTTATATCAACAAAAAGATTGTCTCGGGTAATCTAAACAATCTAGTGGGCGACTTCTATGAGTTCTTTAAGACTCGCCCAATGTCAGAGCCAATTCGTGCTAAACTAACTGAGCATTTTCAGCAAAATGAAGCCGGTATTCAAGGTGCTTTTGCTATCTGGGTTGCTGTATACACACTAAAAATGCAAGTTGAACCACAATTAGCTAAGGCAGCTGAAGCAAGCCCTGTAAAAGGTTACTTACAAGATGGTACTCAAAGCCAAGAAGGATTCGTTGCTCACGGTGTTAAAATCGTCAATAGAATGGGTTTTAGTCGCCAAAATCTCGCCGGTAGGAACTAATTTTTTTGTTTTGGCATAAATAATAGTATGAGTTTCTATATGAAGCTCAAACTTTTAAAGGAAAATTATCATGGCATCTCAAACTAAAGTTCACGGCAACACAAAGCCAGTATTTGCAATCGACACATTAGGTGGTTCAGGTAGCAACCCTACTGGAACTCCAGTAATGTTCTCTGGTCCTAAGCTAGACTTCTTCGGTATCGACTTGGGTGCTGACCCAGCTGGTCAATTAGATAGCGGTGAGGCTGTTGAAGCAGTTATCACATGTATCACTCAATTGGCTACAACACACTTCTATCAAGTAGATGCAAGTGCATCAGCTAACAACATGTCTATCGCTGTTTATCCAACAGCAGCCTGGACAGCTGGAACATTGCAAGCCGCTATCCGTGCTCTAGGTACAATTAATTCTGGAACACCGTCTGCATATGACTTGTCTGGTGCAATTGTTACTAACAACGGTTTCAAACTAGCTTAATCAATTAAAACTTGATTTAAAAAGCCTCTAATATTTAGGGGCTTTTTTACCACTATAAATAGTGTATGTCGTTAAAAATTAAATGCTACACACTGTTTGATATCACCAAAACTGGTATAACTAATAGAAGAAATTCTATTAATACTGATCCGCAGTGGCAGAAACAACGCAATACACAATGTAATCTTGATACCATACTACAAGTTGTTTCATTAAGAAGTCAACCTGAAAATATAACTGATCCAGTGCGTTCTGATATAATTTTTTCAGAATTTGATAAATTTGGATTTCTATTTGAAGATGAATTAGAGCCTCATCCATGTTGGACATTTGATTTCACTGTGAATTTTCATAGTGTGTTTGATGATGGAATAAATGACTTTGGATATCTGTATTCAGATTGCGAAGGAGTACCCATGATTCAAATAGGAACTGAAAATTATAACGATTCGGCTAGGGTGTTATATTTGGATAAGTTGTTATCCGGGACAATACAGAACATGATAGCCCATGAAAATTTATGTAAAAGGGCAAAAGATATAGAAAAGCGATTACTGTACCTTAACAAAATCAATGAAGATAAGATAAAAAAACATTCAATTTCTAAGGAAATGAACGTCTACACTGAAAAGTGTAAGGCTTGGCAGTATAGACAATTTGAACTAAATTCCTCAAAATAATTTAGAAAATGATAAATACTTTATTAGTAATCTGGGAATAACTATGAAACTTACTGAATTTAATAACAAAACAATGACCGTAGCCAAAAAGGCTTTAAAAGAACATTTCAACACCACATTCAATGTTGAAAAGTTGGGTCTTTATGAGACTAAGACAATGCTTACCAAAGTAAAAGGTCTTATGTCTGAAGCCAAAAGCAAGTCAATGAGTGGGGAACAAAATCCTGCTTATTTGAAACTTGTATTCATGGAACAAGCATTGACGCATCACTATGGTGATCTACGTACAATGCCAATGTATAACCAACGCATTGTTGTAGAGAATGAAGAAGTTGAGAAATCTCAAGTTGTTCTAGCCGCACAAGAAATGGTTGATACAATGCAAAAGATGGTTGAGCAAGTATCAGATATGTTAGTTAAAGAATTGCCAGCAGTCGTTGATGGTGTTAATTCTGAGTTTGGTACTAGTGAAGGTGAACAATTCAGTAGTCAAGTATCAGAAGCATTGACTTCATTACAGGCAGCTATCACTCAATCCAAGACAGGCTTACAGGGCGCAGTTGGTATCATTACAGGTCAAGGTGCAGGCTTTGGTGGTATGGGCCCAGCTGGTGGCGATATGACTGGTGATGCAATGGGTGCTGATATGGGTGGAGACATGAGTTCTGATATGGGTGCTGATATGGGTGGCGAAGAAATGCCCGCCGAATTACCTCCAGAAGAGACAGAAGAACCAATGCCATCAGTTGGTCGTGCAAAGCGATAAACATGCGTTTGTTTGAGTTCAGTGATGCTGATCCATTAAGAGTTAAGTTGGTTGCAGTAGCGAACCAACTTAAATCCATTAATGAGCCAATGACCACTGACGAGTTTCTAACAATATTAAACAAAAACGGAATCAGCTTAGACAAAGCTGATTTGTTTGACATGGTTAAAAAAGAACCCCTAAGTAATATCATTGCTGACATTAGTGATGATACCGTTACGTTCAAGGGTCAAGAAGGTGATGTAGATACAGCAGTAGATCAATCACAAGACGAAAATGAAAAGATACGCCAAGGCATGGCGCAGAAGCAAATACAGTGATTAACTTTACTGACACATCTAAAAACAAAATAAAAAAATTATTAGAGAAACGAGGCGGAGTGGGCATTCGCATTGGTGTGAAAACTACCGGCTGTAGTGGATTGGCATATGTATTAGAATATGTTGATGAATACGTACATGACACATCATTGATAAACTATGCGCAACCAGAATTTGTTGTGCTAGTAGATTTAAAACACGATGTATACTTACAAAACATGACAGTTGATTATGTACGCAATGGGTTGAATGAGGGTTTTGAATTCAAGAACCCAAACGAACGTGACCGTTGTGGTTGTGGCGAAAGTTTCCGAATCTAGTTGACAACGGTACTATAATCAACTATAATTGACTATAATGTACAATCCAAACAAATATAACTATGTACCCATGAGCAGGGTAGAAATCGATGGCAAGCGTAGATACGCAACACCCGATGGTGAGAAGCTCCCAAGCGTTACTACAATACTAGACGCAACTAAATCAGAAGAATCTAAACAAGCATTACAAAACTGGCGTAAGCGGGTCGGTGTACAAAAAGCACAAGAGATTACTACTGAGGCTGCTGGTCGTGGAACACGTATGCACAAGTGGCTTGAGAACTATATAAAGACTGGTGCTACTGGAGAACCCGGGTCTAATCCATACAGTATTCAGAGTCATCAAATGGCTCAGTCTATCATTACGCAAGGACTTGTCAAGTGCAATGAATATTGGGGAACAGAAGTCCCGTTATACTTCCCAAAGATTTATGCAGGTACTACTGACTTATGTGGCATACATGATGGAGCTGAAGCTATCATGGATCATAAGCAGACAAACAAGCCTAAAAAACGTGAATGGATCGATGATTACTTTGTCCAACTAACTGCTTATGCTAATGCTCATAACGAAGTTCATGGCACAAAGATACGTAAGGGTGTGATTTTTATGTGTTCTGCTGATAATCTTTATCAGGAATTCATAGTAGAAGGTTCTGAGTTTGACAAATATACTGATATATGGTTTAAGCGTGTAGAACAGTACTATATGCAGTTCCTGTAGTACAAGATAAATAGTATAATCACATAAAGATTATACTATGGCAATTGTACAAATTTCTAAAATCCAACATAGAACTGGCGAAAACACAGATTTGCCACAACTTGATATTGGTGAGATCGGTTTCTCAACTGATACTCGACAAGTTTATATTGGTAATGATCCTGTAAAAGTTCAAATTCCTGAGGGTAGCTTCACTACTCAAACTGAAATACTGTCTGAAGTATCTTTAATCAATAGCAGAGTTCCAGACGGTCCTTCGAATACAAAAATATTTGCACCCCTAGCTGGAGCAGGAAACACCGTATTCAACATACAAAACATTCGTACTGGTCAGCTTATTGTAGGAGATGGTAACGGTGTTGCAGCCTACACGCTTGTCAATTGGACTGGCAATCGTTTAGGCAATGGCGGAGACTACCCAACCAACAAACTTAAATTAGGTGGTGTTGGTAATTTAATAATCACCGGTGGGTCAGGCGGTCAAGTATTAACTACTGATGGATCAAATAATTTAAGTTGGACTACTATAGCTGCCGGTGGTAGCGTAGCATCAATATCAACTGGCACAACTGGTAAATTTTTAACCAATGATGGAACCAATACTAGTTGGTCCAACGTATTTGCTGATTCTAATTTTGCAACTACAGTGAAGTCTACTATAAGCGTTACTGACAGTGGTGGAGATGGCAACTTATCCTACGCTAATGGTGTAATTACATATAATGGACCCAATGCTACGGAAGTTAGAGCACATTTTAGTGCAGGTACAGGTATTACTTACGCAGCCAATGGTCAAATAAGTATTGGTCAAAGCGTAGCAAACACAGCTAACGTAGAATTTGATGGCATCACTGGTTCTAATTTAACATTACTTTCAACTTCAGCTAACGCAGTCCTATATACTTCTACAACAGGCAATGTAGTTTCATCTGAAAGTGATTTTACTTATAATTCAACTACTAATACACTAAATGTAGGGGTACTAGTTACTACCGGTGCAATTGAAGTTGGT